GACCTTATAAGTTTTAGTTTGTTTAGCTACATCAATAGGAATATCAAAACTATCAAAATTTTCGCTCCATATTCTCATAATCTCTTTTAACTCAAAATCTCTATAAAAAATGTTTCTGTTTTTGAAGATTCCTCTTATATAACTACTTTTTTTAATGTATTCTGCTACTGGGTGTTTTTCATAGTAAGCAATTTTTTCGATTTTATCGAATACAATATTACTATCAGATTCTTCATAGGCTGCAAAAGCTTTATCAGTAGCATAGACTAAATCTTTAAAATCATACTTCATTAACCAGCGTTTTAGTTTTTTCTTACCTACTTCCGTTATTCTTGTTGATAGAGTTTCTTCAATATATTCGGTTAACATATCTACTTTATGATTATCTAAATTAATCAATTCTTTCTTCCATTCCATCATTTGTTCTAGTTGTTTTTTACGTTCATTCAATAAAATCAATTCGTTATGTTGTTTTTCTAATTCAGATTTATCACTTAGTTTTTTGTTTCCTTTTCCGTTATTACACTCGAAACATGAAGTGATGAGGTTAGATATATCGTTTGAACCACCTTTAGAAACTGGTTCTATATGGTCTACGTTCAATACAACTTCAGGCGCTGATTTTCCGCAATATTGACAAGTGAAATTATCTCTTTTAAATATTTCAAATCTTGTTTTGTTAGATAAACTTTTTCTTTCGCTCACTTAATCCGTTCTCCTTTCAACATTTGGTTGAGCCGACTATCCACATCCACCCAACTGTCATGTAATTTGTATTTCTCGTTGAAACTGTCTATACCTATTTGATGTTGTTCTCTGTGGTGATTAGGACATAGTGCTAATACTTGATTGCCTATATGATTAATCTTGCGTCTGTTACGTCCTCGACCTACTGCGTGATAATGTGCAAGTTCAGCCTTTGGCTTACCACATATTACACAATTTCTGTTGATAGTAGCCCAGTAAAGATAACTCTTGTCTTCTTTCATCAACTTACTTGTCTTTAATCTCATAGGAACTTGATGATGAAACATAAAAGCAATAATCAATTCAATTAACTCTCTAGCTATTTTTTTAGAACAATTCTTTAAACTAATAGGATCATAGCCATTCATTATTTCTAATTCGAATTGAAAATCTTGCCTCATAGCTTCTTTAGGTTGACCTAAATGTAATTCAATATCTTCGCATAATAAGAAAATTGTTCTGCGTTGTTTATGAGTTATCTTTTCGTGGTCTGGAACTTCTATATCTGCATTAAGTGAGTAACCGTTATCTAATAAATCTATATGACTTTGCTCTAGTTCAACACCAGTGGCAACGACGGAGTATGTACCGTCGTTATCTTTCTGGTATCTTGTAATGCGTTGCATTTAATCACATCCTAGAATGCTAAATCATCTTCATAACCTAATGGGTCATTGTTACCAAACGGGTTATCTTGGCTTGTCATTGGCGTTTGTTGTGAATTGCTTTTCTCTTCAGCTTTTTGCTTTTCGGTTTTAGGGATCGGTTTATTAATTATTCCTTCTCCATTTTTGTAAGGTTTAATAAATGAAAAATCAGTGAAATATTTACCTTCATCTTTATTGAATTTCCATTTCAAAACTAAATGACATGGTTTTCCAATTAATTCGTTAGTATCAAAGTCTAAACTTGGAAGATTTAATTTAATGCCTAATCTAGTTAGTAGTTCTATCAATTGTTTTTCTTGGAAATCATATTTGTAAGGTGGAACAAATTGATTGTGTTTGTATTGTTTACCTTCATCATTTTCGAATACGATTGTAAAATATCTATTCTCTCTATCATTAAATTCAATATTTTTAACTTTTACTGTGAATTCTCCAGCTTGAAAACCTGTTGTACCGTTATAGAACTTTTCTTGATTTGTTTCTTTAATATATTGAGCTTGTCCTGAAATTTTCATAATTGATTACCGTCCTTTTTATTTATAATTTTTAATTTCCGTTTTGTGCCATATCTACAATTTTTGAAATCGAAGCATTCTTAATGTTTGGGTTGTTTATTGTTATTTCTGGATTGTGTCTGACTTTCGTTGTATATAAATTAGATGGCTCAACCGAAAAAACATAATCATGTGTTGAATTACCATCTTCATCGGTGTGATCTTCTATAAACGTATGACCTATAATGTCAAATTGTGTTACTAAATTATTGTGTATTGCAGCTTGTACTTCGATTGATATTCTAGGATTTATAATGTTTCCGTTTTCGTCTTTATCTTCTGTATTAAGCCCTTCATGTCCTGTTATAACAACGTGGAAACCCAATTTATCTTTTAGTTTTAATAAATGTCTAATTGAATTAACAATGAGTTTCGACGTTTCTCCATAATCTTGAATTCTAGCTTTAGGCACAGCGTTTATTTGTAATACATGGGCTAATGTTATATCTCTTAATTTTTGTGCAGTTTCAATCACAACTACATCTACTGGTATGCCTCTGTTTCGTGCTTCTTCGATTATTTTGTCTATATTAGCTACTATTTTTCTAAAAGAATTATAACTATCAACTTTCTTAACAAATCCTTTTTTGGTAACTCTAGTCCCATCTTCATGAACATCTATAATAAAAGCATTGTTTTCTCTAGTTGCTAAAGTCGTTTTGCCGGTTCCTGATTTACCGTATGCCATAATTGAATAATACTTTTGAATATTTTCATTGATTTGTTCAATACCTAATTCTTTAAAGATATCAATTTGTTTATTGTTTTTTTCAGCCATCTACTTCACCACCAGACTAACTGTCTGTTTTAGTTGCGCACCTGGTATTTCTTTGCCTGCTTTTAAGTCGTCAGTGAGCATCTTCGAGTTGAGTTTAGGTGCTTGTGATACCCAGTATTCTTTAGGTATTTTAGATTCATCTATTACATCTTTACTCGCACCGTTTTTACGTTTGTAAATGTAGTTTTTAGATGTTCTGTAGTTATCTAACTGTCGTTGTTCTAACATGTCTGAAAGATAACCTTTCAAACGGTCTGAAAATTTTATTTTTGATTTTTTCAACTCTTGTAGACGTTTAAGTTCTTTATCAATAGCGTCCACATCTGAATCAACACTGCGTTTAAGTCCTACAATGTTATCTACTTTTTCATTTAGTTCTAATTCGATTGAGTCCAACGTGTCCTGTATAACCTGTGGATCAACATCTTCATCAGCCATGTTTAAAACTGATAAGAATTTATCGTTAATTTGGTAAATGTTACTCATCTATCAAACACTCTCCTTTAATCACTTTTTTAGCTAGTTCGAATTTGTCATGAAGTGCTTCTGATGTATGATATTCAGCGAACAAAATATTTTTAACTTCTGCGTTATACTCATCTGAGTAATGATAGAAGAATAAAATCACTTCATCTTCACAAACACCTGTTTCGAAAGAACATTCAACATTTTCTTTGCTGTGTATAATTAATGTATTTAAGTCGTTAGCAATTTTTAGTAACTTGTGTTTCAACTTGACGACCTCCTTATTTAGTTGTAAATTTTAAGTACATATTTATTTACAAATTCTTTGACTGTTACTTGTTGGTGCAAGTTTCAGTCTTTTTTATTTTTAACCACTCATTCCAAAAGAATGTGCTAAAGATAAAAGTCAAAATTGCAACGCCTATAATTGTTGTGAAACCACCTCCTAAAAGTAATGTGATGATCATTGCGATAAACATAGTCATGTAGCTTAGTAGGTACTTCATTTATCATCCTCTCCTTTCATTTCTAAAAGTTTTTCGATATATCCTCTTTCTAATGCGAAATCAAATAACATTTGTTGAATGTGTTCAGGCATTACGGCCACTCCCTTCGTGTATAATATATTTATCGCTACTGCGTTAGATTGGGGGTGTTGATCATGTTGTATAGTGAATACGAAAAGATTTATTATGAAGTTGTTAATAAAGCTAATGAATTATATGGTGGCGAAAGCAAACATTTCAAAAATAATCTTCAGAAACTAAAGAAAAATGCTGATGAAAGTGTTTCTTACGAGATTATTTACTCCGTTGCTTTGCATGAGTCATTAAAATATCAACAAGATTTTATCTTCTTAAATTTAGGAAAAAGACTGTTTAGCGAAAATCATTAAAATGTCTTATTAATCTGATGCCATCATTTTGTTTTTTAGGGTAAACAAATTTTTTTCCTATAGCTTTTTTATAATTCCTAGCACTTCTAATCTCCTCCGCCAAGATGACGATTAGGAGTGCTATTTTAATGAGTTGTAGTTTGTTCATCGGTAAACCTCCTCTAAAGTGCCGTTTCCGACATCAATATATTTTGTTTAATAAACTCGATTCCTGGTTTAATCTCGATGTAACGTTTATGATTCTTTCCGAATCGATACATACAAGATTGTTGAAACTCTTTATTTGAATAAACGTGTTTTTCTAAGTCGTTCTTAGAAATGCCACTCACTTTTACAAATTCATTTGCGTCTGCAAAGCCGATGTATTCCATTGCTATCACTCCTTAGTTTGTTTGTTCGATTGTGGGTTAATATATAAATTTATCTTTCTGCTATACTCCTAATGAATTGAAAAAGTTAATTCTTGTTTAAACCCACCACTTCCCAATCATCAGCTAATAAGTCTTCTGCCATTGGTTGCCACAATGGATAGAAGGCTTTTTGCCTTGGCTTCACAACTACGTATCCATAACTATTTGTAGGTAAAAGTTCTAAGTTGTCTCCTGGTTTTCTAAATGTTTCAAATTCAGATGAGCGATAAATTGGTTTACCTCTTTCCATAGCTAACTTTGTTGCCTCTTGTATATTCATAGCGACCTCCTTTAAGTTGTTTGTTCGATTGTGGGAGGTGGCTCTGAACCACCTCATGTGGTATAATTAATCTCGTAAATATAGTTTCTTGAGTTTATTATTTTCATTACGTCTTTTGTTATAAATGTCTGCTACTACGAATGGCAGGCATTCTTTTTTTGAACGAAAACTTGGACTTTGTTTATTAACTTCAGTCATAAAATCATCGAAACCTGTTTTCTTTAATCTTTTTGATAATTCATTAATTTTCAAATCACTGTAATAAGTAGATAAGAATTTAGCCAAGCCCTCCATTACATAGCCTTGAAAGAATCTTTTTTCATCTCCAAAAGTTCCCTTAATAAATTTCAATGTTTCCACAAGACCTGCACTACCATATTTAAGGAAAATTCTTTCAAGTGCTTTATATGCAGATATATATCCGTACTTTGGATTTTGATTATCGTAATCAATCTTCATACCTGCTTGTAATACACTAAAGTTAATCAATTCAGCATTTTCATCACCCTGCGTAATATCTGCTTTCGCAATCGAATTAGGTGACTTAGTAGGACGTGTATTAATATTTCTATATAACTTCGCTTCTTCTTCTAATGTCAGCCCTACATGTATTTTTGCTGGAACAGTTGATATTTTTAATCGTTTTAAAACTTCCACTCTATGTTGACCATCGATAATGTAATAAAAACCATTGGGTCTTAAATTCACTGTGATTGCGTCCAATGAATCTTTATCAAAATTCTTCAAAATACGTTTAACTTGATTTTCTTTAACTGGAGATTGATAACTCATATCTGTCATTAATCCCATTACATTTAAGTTTCTTAATTTCATCTTTCATATCCTCCGATTTTAATAATGTTTTCGATTTTTTCTTTTGCTTGTAACAGTGCTTTATAATTTAAAGTCGATAAGTATCTTTCGAATAATTCAAAATCTTCAATTTCATCATCGTGTATCGAAATTATTTCTTCTAAAGCACTCACAAATGCATTAGCTGAAGTTTCATGTTTGATTGCTTTTCTGATTTCTGGTTCTACAGATTGTGTATCTGCATTTATTTTTTCTCTGATATCCATAGGCTTATCAGGTTCAGTTTTAGAATTTTCTTTGTTTTTGGTATTAGGTGCTTCGGGTTCTTTAACTGGTGTTTCCACTTTAGCCACCTCATTTTGTTTGGTTTCTTTTTTCTTTTTAATCGATTCCAAGTTGTTATAAGCTCTGTCCCAACCAGCATTCTCTTTAATAACTTTTTCATACGCTTCTGGATCTTCTCTTTTGACTTTTTTAGCTCTCATTACCGTTGATGTACTAACGCCAGCAAGGTCAGCTATTTCTTTATTCTCGTGTACTGGTGTTTTTTTAACTTTTGGTTCAGCTGAACTAAAAGTTAAATCGTTTCGTGTTCCTTGATTTGTTTTAGCACGTTCTTGTAAATCATCTATCAAGTCTTTTGTGTTAAGAACAATGTTCAATTTTTGATTGGCATTTAAACTTCTACGCTTGACTGCTGTATCCCTAACGAACTTGAGAGCTTCAGATTTCGACATATTCTCTTTAATAGCTGATACTTCTTTAATATTCAATTCTTCTAATGCTCTAACTCTATGCCGACCATCAAGTATAGTGTTGTCTTTGTTGATATGAATTGGTGTTCGTTGACCTTCTTCTTCGATGGATTTAACCAAATCTGAAAATTCTTCTTCAGTCATCTCTGGGACAAGTTGATTGATATCTTCATCAAATTTAAGTTTGCTTATTTCGATACTTTCAATTTCTTTCAATTATTCTCACCTCCTCTCACGTGTCTTTTACGACACTAGTTCTTCAAAAAAAATATCGTTCATTTGGTCTCTAGTTAAATTTAGAACTTTAACTATAGTCTTAATTTCTTTGATGTCGAATTCTTGCTCTCCTCTAATCCTGCTATAGTAGGCACTTTTAGAAAGTTTCAGTCCATGTTCGTTTAACTCTTTTAAAAAATCATTTACATGCATCTCTTTCATCGCCAAAGCAGAATAAAGTTTTGCTTTGTTCATTGTTTAACACCTCCGTGTCTTTTAGGATACTTTAATAATACATGCTATGAATCTTTAAGTCAACACAAAAGTGTCTAAAAATACATTTTTATTTTAATTTCCTATATAAGTGTTGCTTTTAAGATACTTAAGTGCTATATTTAGTACATACCAATTAGGAGGAAATTTAACATGAAACCCGACATTAAAAGTAGACGTAAAGAATTGAATTTAACTCTAGAACAAGTTGGAGATTTAGTAGGTGTTGGAAAATCAACTGTGAGAAAATGGGAAACTGGCGACATAGAAAATATGAAAAGAGATAAGATTGTAAAATTAGCAAAAGCATTGAGAGTATCTCCTTCATATATTATGGGAATAGAAGAAGAACAACCCCAACTAGAAACACTACCAGTCAAAAAGATTCCAGTCGTTTCAAAAATATCTGCTGGCTTACCTATCTATAGTGAAGAAAATTTAATTGATTACATATACTTTGCTACTAACAAACTTAATTCAGATAAAGAAGAATTTGGTTTAAAAGTGTCTGGCGATAGTATGGATAAGATTTTCCAAGATGGCGATATTGTTGTAGTAGAAAAAGATTCTGTTGTTGAGAATGGTCAATTAGGTGTCGTTATGATTAATGGTTATAACGCTACTGTTAAACGTATTAGATACAATGGCGACCAAATCATATTAATTCCCGAATCAAACAATTCGAATCACTATCCGCAAGTTTACGGAAAAGATGACGAAGTAAAAGTAATTGGTAGAGTTGTAGCAAGTCAAAAACTATTTTAATAAGCGTCCTAGTGGCGGTTTAATATAAAAATCAATATGAATGATAAATTATATATATTATAATGAGTAAGTATTCGAAAGGAGACGAAGAAGTGACAAACTATAATTTAACCCCATTTGTAAAGTGGGCAGGTGGAAAAACACAACTATTAGACGCGATAAACGCCCTTGTCCCATATGAGTTCGATACATATCACGAACCATTTTTAGGTGGAGGCGCAACATTGTTATCTAATCAACCCAAAAATGCTATAATCAACGATCTTAACTATGAATTAATGACAGCCTATAATGTTATTAAACATGATGTCAGCCCTTTGATTAAAGAACTCAAAAATATGGTTAAACAACACAATACTAATGATGCTAAAGATTTCTATATGACTGTAAGAGAGCAAGATTTAACCAACTTAAATGATATAGAAGTAGCTTCTAGGTTTCTATACCTTAACAAAACAGGTTTCAATGGATTATACAGAGTGAATAGTCAAGGAAAATTTAACGTACCTTTCAATAAAAAAGAAACTATAAAAAATTCCACAGTATTCTCTGAAACCAATTTACGAAAACTAAGTAAATATCTAAACGAAAATGATGTATTAGTATTAAATGAAGATTTCAACGAGGCATTGAATAAAGTTAAAGAAAATGACTTCGTCTTTGTTGATAGCCCTTATGATGAGGCATACAGTAATTATCAAAAAGGCGGGTTCCATGAAAAAGAACATAGAGAATTAGCCGAACGCTTGATTGAGTTAGATAAAAAAGGCGTCAAGTGGCTAGTGACTAATCATAATACTAAGTTAATACAGTCCTTATATAAACAATACGACTTTTACGAGATTCCAGTAAATAGATTTATTAATTCCGATGCTCAAAAAAGAAGCAACGCAACAAATGAAGTTTTAATATTGAATTATAAACCGAACAAAAGACAAATAAAAGAATTCGAGAGAGTCAAATTTTATAAACAACTAAAACCTACTTCGTTTGTTTTAAAAGAGTATGTAAAATGGGAGAAACTTCAAGAAAACGTTAAAGAATATGAGTTGCAATTAAATGATTTGAACGTATTAATGGCAAGTAATGAGATAGAATTTAATGATAAATTTGAACGTTTATATTCTCAAAGACCTGAGTCTTTCGATATCTTACCGCTCTTTATTTCTTCTCGTAACAAAGAAATTAAATATTGGTCAAGTGATGGAGAAGCTAAAACATACGGTTTCGACAAAAAAGAAACTGTCTATGATTTTTTAATTGAGAGTGGACTAAGAGATAACTTGTTTATGAATAATAGATATAAAAATGTTCTCGATTATATTTTAGGTCTCGAAGTCGGATTAAGTAGTAATGATAAGAAAAACTACACTGGTACATGGATGTCAAATCAAATAGCTAATATGCTCAAACATTATGATATTACTTTTAGAAAAGAAGTGCCATATAAAGAAATTATCAACGCTAATAGAATTAAAGATAAGACATTTGATTTCGTATTTACTTTAGATGAAATTACTTATTGTATAGAGGTTAATTTTTTCAATACATCAGGAAGTAAAATAAATTCTGAGTCAGAAAGATTTATTGAATTGAATAAAGAATTACAAAATTACGAAGATATAGAATTTATTTGGGTAACTGATGGTATTGGTTTAAGGAAAAATCAAACTTCTATTAATAAAGCTATGAAAACTATTGAAAATTTATATAATTTAACAACATTCGATAAATTTTTAAAAAAAATATAATTTCAGGGTACCTAGTACCCTTATTATTTTTTTACCTTTTTTGAGGAGGAATAGACAAAATGGCAACATTTACAGTTAATAAACGTAAAAATAAAACAAGTTCATCGTGGCAGTACGACGTTAAACACCCTAGTTTAAAATCGGGGAAGAAACGTAAATCTGGATTCAAAACTAAAGCAGAAGCCACTAATGCAGCGCAACAATTAATTAGAGATTTAGAAGATGGAAACCATATAGAAGAAAGTAAAAGGTTTGTTGATTATTATAATGACTGGATTGAAATTAAAAATAAGAAACAGTTATCTACCAAACAATTTTATTGGTATGAAAGAGCTATCAAGTTATTTACCGAACACTTCGGAGAACACATGTTAGTGAAAAATATTACTCGAACAGAATATCAGAAGTTTTTAAATAGCTACGGTAAAGGGCGTACAGATGAAACAGTAAGAAAAGTACACGGATGCTTAATGAGATGTATTAGAGATGCAGTTTATGATGGTTATTTAAGGAAAGACCCTACTTATAATGTGACTGTTAATGGAACTGAAAATGCGAAAGATGAAAAATTTAAATATATAACTATTAAAGATTATTTAGCAATGATGGATTATTTTAAATCAAGAAATGAAGAGAGTTATATATTTCTATATATATTATCGATAACCGGTGCGAGATATAGTGATGTGATCAACATGACGTACAAAGATTTAAATAAAGCGCCTGGAGTCGTTCATCTTCCAGGAACAAAAACGAAAAATTCAAAACGAGATGTTGAAGTTAATCCAAAAGATATTACACATATTAATACAAAATTATCAAAATTGCCTCGTCGTATTAATGGTAAGTTGTTTAACGTTAGTCATACAGCCATAAGCAACGCTTTTAACCACACTAAACAAGTAATTGGATTAAACGATAATAACATCACACCCTATTCACTTAGACATACACACACTTCTTATTTATTATCTAAAGGAATACCAATTGAATATATAAGTAAACGTTTAGGGCACGCTACTATATCACAAACATTAGACACGTATTCTCATTTATTAGAAGAACATAAAAAAGAGCAAGGTCAACGTGTCAGAGAATTATTCTTTTGA